ATATGCTGCCTGAGCGGGCGGAATGGGAAGAAGGCGGCAACGGCGTCGAGGCGGGTATTGCTGAGATGCTGGACCGCATGCAGACGGGCCGCTGGAAAGTGTTCAAGACGTGCGCTTCCTGGCTCGAGGAGCGGCGGCTGTATCATCGCAAGGACGGCAAGATCGTCAAAGAGCGCGACGACGTGATCTCGGCATCCCGGTATGCGCTGATGATGCTCAGGCATGCCGAGACGAAGCCGAAGCCGGCTGGCGCGCCGCGCAAACTTAATTGGGTGGTGTGATGGACATTGACCGCATCGAAAAGCTGCCGCGCACCGGAGACGGGCACTTCTTCGTGGCAACGCTCAGCGACGGCTCACGGGAGCGGGTAACGCTATTGAATGTTCCGGTCGGCGCCGACGACAGCGCGATTGAGGCGGTTCGGGCCGAGGTCAAGCGCAGGATTGCCGCGCGTGGCTGACAAGCTCTCCGAACAGCAGCTCGAAGCGATCCTGTCGCAGCAAATCGAGCTGGCCAAGCATGACCGCAAGATGGGCGGCCGTGACGCCTCGCGCGAAAAGGCGCTCGACTACTATTTCGGCAATCTCGACAAGTATGTGCCGCCGGAGGAAAACCGCTCCAAGGTTGTTTCACGTGACGGCGCCGATACGGTCAATTGGGTACTGCCGCAGATCATGCGCGCCTTCACGGCATCCGACAGCATGTTCCTGGCCGAGCCTGAAACCGGCGACGACCCGCAGTATGCCAAGCAGGCCACGCACGGCCTGAACTATGTGTTCTGGAAAGAGAACAACGGCTACGAACAGGTCTATGCCGCAACGTGGGATTCGCTGGTGCACGGCGATGCCATCGTCAAGACGTTCTATGACGACGAACCGATCTACTCCGCGCCGCGCTACCATGAGGGGCTGAGCGAAGACGAGCGGGCAATGCTGGCCGGCGACGATGCCGTTGAGGTGCTGGCGCAGACCGCGAACACATCGCAACAGCCCGACCCGCTGACGGGTGAACTGGCCGATGTCACGACCTATGACCTCAAGCTCCGGCAGCGGAAAGCCAATGGCCGTTATGTGGTCGATGTCATCCCGCCGGAGGAGTTTCTGATTGACGCCGACGCGACCTCACTGGAGGAAGCGGCGTTCAAGGCCCACTGGCAGCGCAAGACGCGTTCCGCCCTGGTGGCGATGGGGTACGACAAGGATGACGTTGCGGCCATTCCCGAGGCGGCGCGCAACGAAACGGCAGAGGAACAGGCCCGGCGCATGTTCATCAACGCCGATGCGACCGACGCCAGCATGCAGATGGTGGACTATTACGAGTGCTTCGTGATGGTCGATATAGACGGCGACGGCGTGGCCGAGATGGTCCGTGCCTGTTATGCCGGCGGCGCTAACGGCAAGTTGCTCGATTGGGAAGTGTGGGAGGACGAAGACCCGTTCGACAACATCCCCTGCGAGCCGATCCCGCACCGCTGGGATAGCCGGTCGCTGATGGATGAAACCATCGACATTCAGGACGTAAAGACCGTCCTGACCCGTCAGATGCTCAACAGCACCTATTGGGTGAATAATCCGCAGCCGGTAGTGTCGGGCAAGATCAAGAACCCCGAGGCGCTGACCGACGGCCAGTTCGGCCAGCCTATCTTCGCCGATGCTGGCACGACCATCGCACCGCTGCTGCGCGAGTACATCGGCGACAAGGCGCTGCTGGGCATTCACTACATGGACGAGGTATCGACCCGTCGCACGGGCGTTTCCAACCAGTCCATGGCCCTCGACCCCGAGACACTGCAAAACCAATCGGCCACGGCCAATCAGAACGCCACGGACGCCAGCCGGTCGCAGCCCGAGATGATCGCGCGCAACATGGCGGAGTTCGGCTGGACCAAGGTCGGCCGCAAGCTGTTGCGCCTGATGGCCAAGCATGAGGACGGGCCGCGCTCTATCCAGGTCAAGGGCAAGCCGGTGCAGATCGATCCGCGCACGTGGAACCCCGATATGCACGTCACCATCAATGTCGGGCTTGGGACAGGCTCCCGCGACCGTGACGCGGCGATGCTCAGCACCGTGTTGCAGCAGCAGATCGCCTATACAGATCGCATCGGTCAGGTCTTCCCCGAGAAGGCGCTGGACATGCTGCCGTATATCCATAGCACGCTGACCAAGTTTGCGGAAAGCACAGGGCTCAAGAACCCGGAGATGTACTGGCCGGACATCAGTCAGGACGAAATCGAGCAGGGCAAGCAGATATTGGCGCAGCGCCAGCAGCAGCCGAATCCCCAGATCATGGTCGAGCAGGCCAAGGGCGAAATCCAGAAGGAACTGAAGGCCGCCGATGTACAGGCCCAGCTTGCCATCGAGCAGGGTCGCCAGCAGACGCAGCAGCAGTTGAACGTGCTCGAAAGCGAACGGCAGACGCGGACGGAACAGGCGCAACTTGAAGCCGATTTGGCGACCAAGGAAGCCGACCGGCAGAACGCGATCCAGCTCGAAACCATCAAGCAGCAGGGCGCCATGGCGCTCAAGCAGATGGAAATAGCTGCGCAGGAACGTATGCACGCCGCCACGCTGGCGCATCAGGCCACTATCGCGGCCAACAGGCCGGAACCGCGCTCGGCGCAGCCGAACTAGGAGCACACACATGGAATGCACTCGCGTTACCGCCGATGCCTTGGTCAAGACCGGCGGCGGCAAGCTCCATACCATCTCGATAGCGCCGACCACGGCCACGCCAACGGCCGGGTTGCTGTCTGTCTATGACAACACCGCCGAGAGCGGCACGGTGCTGTATTCGGAGTGGGTATTCGCCACGACTCCGGGGCACACCATCGTGCTTGATGCCGATGTGCACACGGGCATCTATGTCGGCTACAACACCGTGACCAACGTCTCCTGCACGGTGACGCACCAGTGACGCCAGTCCAGTTGGGGCAATTGGCTCAGAGCCTTAAGGACAATGAGGCATTCCAGCTTGCCCTGAGCGGCCAGCGTTCCGCAGCGCTTGAGCGGCTGGCGACCATGCCCAGAAGCGACGAACAGGCGTTCTATGCCGCACAGGCCATCGTGGCTGTCGTGGACGGCATCAACGCCGATCTTGCCCAGTTTATCCGTGCCGGACAGCCGAAGAAGGCGCCCGGCATAGCCTGACCCCGCGACCACGCCCTAGAGCAGTCGCACAACCCCAGAGCACCATGGAAAACGACGAAATCGACACCCAGACGGGTGGCGAAGACCTGAGTATTTCTCAGGCCGCAGCCGCTTACGCCAAGGCTACCGCAACGCCAGTCAGTAATGACCACGGCAATGCGGATGAGCAGGACGATAGCGACACCACGACCGACGACGATTTGCCCGATGGCGACGAGCCGGAGAGCGATGAGACGGACGGCGAAACCGACACCGAGGAAGACACCGCCGAAGACGCGGATGGAGAACCGGAAACCGAGCAGGGCCGCTTCGTGGCAGACAATGCCAAGGTGCGACTTGCTGACGGCACGGTCACCTCCGTTCACGAGCTGAAACGCGGTTTCCTGCGCGAGTCGGATTATACGCGCAAGACCACGGAAGCCGCCGAACAGCGTAAGCAGTTCGAGGCCCAGTCTTCGACGCTGAAGGCATCACAGGAACAGCTTGAGCAAGAGCGTGCTCTTGCCATTCAGGTCATCCAATCGGCCATCGGTGAACCTCCGCCGCTGAGCATGCTCGATCCGACTTCGCCGGATTTCGACATCATCGGCTACAACCAGCGGAAGGCCAACCACGACGCCTGGGCACAGCATCTTTACGCGCTTCAGCAGCAGGACCAGCAATCCCGCCAGAAGAAGACGGAAGAAGCGACCCGGACCGAGGTCGAGAAAGCCAACAAGGAATGGTCGATCCTCTCCGACAAGCTGACCTATCTCAGGGACAGCAAGAAGGCCGAGGCATTCGCCAATGACCTTAAGGCATACCTCACGGGGCCGGACTACGGTTTCGCTCCTGAGGAGATGAAAGCCGTGGCTCTGGATCACCGTTTTGCGGTGATCGCGGACAAAGCCCGGCGCTGGGACAAGCTGCAAGCCAGCAAGGCCAATGTCGCCAAGAAGGTTGAAGGACGCCCGCCCGTACAGAAGGGCGGCAAGCGTCTGAACCCAAGTGAGCATCGGTCCCGCTCTGCCAATGATGCATTCGCCAAAGCCAAGCAATCGGGCAGCCTCGAAGACGTGACGGCTGCCTTCATCGCATCCCTCAACAAAGGATAACCTCCAAATGGCAGTCGTAGCCAACACCGTCTTGACGACGGATGCGGTCGGCAATCGCGAGGAGTTGGACAACTTTGTGTCCATGATCACTCCCTCCGATACGCCGATCTATTCGATGGCGGGCAAGGAAAAGGCTTCGTCCAAGCACCCCGAGTGGGAATACGAAGACCTCGACACTCCCGCCGACAATGCGCAGCCCGAAGGCAACGAATACACCTTCGATTCTGTTGCGCCTCCGACCCGCGTCGGCAACTACACCCAGATCTACACCAAGACGTTCCGGTTCTCCGGTACGCAGCAGGCGGTGGACAATGCTGGGCCGGCCGAAAAGCGGGCGCACACGCTGATGAAGAAGGGCAAGGCTCTCCGCAAGGACATTGAGCTTTCCATTCTCGCCAACACCGCCTCGACCAACACTGACCCCCGTCGCAGCGGCGGCCTGCCGACCTGGCTGACCTCCAACGTGTCGCGCAACTCGGGTTCGTCCGGCGGCTTCTCCAACGGCGTCACTACCGTCGAAACCACGGGCAACCTGCGCGCCTACACCAAGACGCTGACCGACAATGTGTTGCAGTCGATCTACGACAATGGTGGCGACGTGACTACGGTTGTGACCTCGTCCTACAACAAGGGCGTGTTTGCGACCTTCATGTCGGACAGCAACGTCGCGGCGTTCCGCTACGCGGCTGGGAAAGGCACCAACACCATCATCGGCACTGCGGACATTTATGAGTCTCCGTGGGGCGCGGTGAAGGTCATGCCGGATCGTGTCATGGGCGTCGGGGCGGCATATGCCCGCCGCGTGTTCGCGCTCGATCCCGGCATGGTCAAGTGGATGAGCCTGCGCGCGATCCAGGAGGACACCGTTGCCAAGACCGGCGATGCCGAGAATGGCGTCCTGATCGCGGAAGGCTGCCTCAAGGTGGTGAACGAAGCAGGCATTGGCGTGGTGGCCGATGTCTACGGCATCGATTCGAGCCATTAAGGAGAACGGAAATGCCTCTTCGCTATTCCACTGTGGTCGTCACCGACGCGGCGACCTATTCGCTCAAGAAGTACAACTCGGGTCTGACGCATTATGTGCCGGACCTGTCGCAGGACATCACCATCTCTCTGCCAACGGCGGAGGAAGGGCTGGTGTTCAAGCTGGTCTATGCCGGCTCGGCGGCCGATGCTGCCGATTGGCTCATCACGACCGGCGCCGATACCAATTACTTCATTGGCGGCGTCCTGAATTGCGACACCGATGCCGGTACGGGCGCGGCGGAGATCACCACGCCGTCCAGCGACAACAACTCGAACTCCAAACTGACCGTGACCACGCCTGACACGGGCACGATCCTGACGTTCGAGTGCGACGGCACGCACTGGTATGTGGCCGGCACCGTGGTGAGCGCCACGGCGGCGGCTTTTGCCGACCAGTAAGAGCAAATGAGGGGTGGCCTTTTGGTCGCCCCTCTCCATTCCCGGAGAAGTTCATGGCTGACGACGACGGCAAGGCCGAAGCCCGCAAGGTTCTGATGGGGCAGGCCAGGGTGCTTGGGCTGGACGTTGATGGACGCTGGTCCATCGAGACACTGGCGGAAAAGGTACGCGATGCTCAGGACGGGCTTGCGGCCAAGGAACAGGCGGCGATTGTCGATGCCGCCGACACATGGGTTTTCCCGCTGCGCGATTGCTTTCTTGGCACAGAGAAGCAACCGGCGGGCAGGGCGTTCCGAGCGCCAAAGGAACTGTATCTCAACTGGAAAGCCACCGGCGCCGCCCGCATGGCAGACAGCGACGAGATTGCTGCGGTGAGCGCATGACGGACCATCGCGTGTTCTTCGATCATGACCCTGAGATCGGTCGCACCGTATGGTTGGTTTTTGATGACCGAGGCAATCTTCGGGGCGCGCATGTCGAGCAGGACATCGATGCCATCGTGGAGGCCAACAGGATTTCGGCCGACATTTCGGCTGGAACGCGGTTCGGAGAATACAATCGAGTGGCCTCCGTGCCGCTGACTTTCCTCGAAAAGACCGGGCTCGACCAGGCCATTGACGGCGGGGACCGCAAGTACATGAGCAAGGTGCTCAACGATTCCGATTATAGCGGTCTTCGCACCAGCCGGGGCAGGGTGTGATCGATGACCGTCGCCGTGACCGATTATGCCTCGCTGACGAGTGCCATCAACGATTTTGCCGAGCGAAGCTATGATGCCGGCGAAACGGATCGGTTCATTGCCTTGGCGGAGGCAGACTTTCGCCTCTATTTCGGCCCAAGCTTCGCCAAGGACACAGCAAACACGTCGCTGGCGTTCACGTCCGGCTCGGCAGCGCTGCCGACAGGCTTCATCCGACCGCTGGCCCTCATCCATTCGACCTATGGCGAGTTGATCGAAGCCACGATCGGGACGGTGCGCGAGGCGCGCCTGTACGTCACCACTGCCGGTCCTCACGTCTATGCCGTCACCGGGTCGACCATAGAGGTTGGCCCCTCCTATACCGGCAACCTGTCGCTCGACTATGAGGGAACCCTGACCGGTCTTTCCAACAGCAACACCACGAATTGGCTGATCACCAACGCGCCGCAGGCGTATCTCCAGATGTGCCTGCACTATGCCAAGGCATTCGAAGAAGACCCGCTGGCCGCTACCTATAAGGCCGCCGCGCTGCAAACGCTCAGCGATTTGAATACCCAGTCATTCGCCGCGCAATACGGCAAGAGCGCTGCCCGCATTCATGGCGCGACCCCGTAATGGACTTCCCCTTCGGTATCTTGGCGCCGGACCAGGGCGAGCTTGCTCCCGGCCTGATGGTGGTGTGCGACGGCGTACAGCCGCTTACGGACGGCTATGGGCCATATCCATCGCTGTCCGTCACCAGCACGGCCACGGCACTGTCCGACGCACCGAGGGGCCTGTTCGGCTATCAGACGGCGGATGGAACGTGGCAGGTTGTCGGCTTCACTGCGGCAACGGTCGAAACCAAGCTCAGCGACGATACGTGGAGCACCATCGACAGCGGCTTGACCTGCACGACGGGCGATGACTGGTCGTATCTCAGGTTCGGGACCAAGCTGCTCTACACCAACACGACACAGGGTATGCGGGCCTATGACGTAGAGGCGGGTGGGTCTGCTTCTGCAGTGAGTGAGGCAAAGGCGCCACGGTGGATATTCGAGTGCGGCAATATCCTGTTCGGGCTCGACTGCCTCGATAGCACGGGCACGCGGAACAATCGCCTCATTCGCTCGTCAGCATTCTCCGATCACACCAACTGGACCACGAAGGGCGCCGACTATCAGCCGCTCGAAAGCGGTGGGGCGCTGATTTGGGGCGGCAAGCTGTCCGACACGGCAGCGGCGGTGTTGCAGCAGCAGGCGCTCAAGCTCATTCAGGTGGGCAATGTCGGCAATGCTCTCTGGGGCATTCAGACCATCTCGGAAGGCTTTGGCTCAGTCGGCGCGAAAAGCGTTGTCGCCTATGACGGGACGGTATGGTTCTGGGCCACGGACGGGCTGCGGCAGTACACGCTGGGCGGCGGCATCACCAAGCCGTTCGATGGCAAGATGGACCGCTGGTTTCTCGACAGGGTGGACCAATCCGACCTGTCGCTCATCCAAGGCACCATCGACCCGTTCCGCAAGAACGTCATGTGGCGTTGGAAGCGGGCCAACAATGCCAGCTCGACCGTGTTTGAGGACATTATCGGCCTGCACATTCCGACCGGCAAGCCGTTCACGCTGACGGTCGAAACCACCTATCTCGGCTTTTCGGCGCAGACGGCACAGACCTGGGACGCGCTGGACGACACCATTACGTGGGACAATTACGACGCCGGGGTGACGTGGGACAGCCGCTACCTTCAGGGCGGCCAGCCGATCTTTGGCGCGATGGATAGCAGCTACAAGTTCGGTTATTTCACCGGCTCTGCCATGGCGGCGACACTGACCGGAGCGGTGCAGCCGAGCAAGGTTTCTGGCCTCATCAATCGCGCCGTTCCCGACGACGATTGTGCCGCCGGAACGCTGGAGCTTGGCGTCAAAGACCAGTTGTCGGACACGACGACATGGAAGACGGGGCAGAGCAAGCAGTCATCGGGCAGGGTTCCATTGCGGGGCAGGGGCAAGGTCATCGCCTTCCGCCGAAACATGCCTGCTGGTGAGGCGTGGAGCTATGCCAAGGGCGTCGATTATGTCGAGGCTTCGCTTGGGGGCGCGCGATGACGGATTTCTCGGTCCTCGCGGGCCTTTCCGAATACGGCAAGATCACCGGCAATTCTGCGACCACGATCTACACCGCCGACAAGGGCACGACGCGCATTCGTTCGGTGACATGCTGCGACAATACCGGCGCCACTACGGCATGGACGCTGGACGTTTATGACGGCAGCAGCAGCTATGTGAAGCGCAAGGCCAAGGCGCTGACGGCTGGTGTCGAGGATGTCGTCAACGAACCGTTCTACGTGCCGCAGGGCTGGCAGGTGCGCATCACCTCCGGGGACGCCTCCGGCAAGCTTGATTGGTCGATTACGTATGACGCGCCGAGCCGGGCGGCTGCGGGCCGTGGCTGAGAAGCCGAGCTACTTTCCACACACCATCGATCTCGAAGGCGTCGGGTGCGTGGCGATGGTTCTTGAGGTGTTCGGCTCGGGCGATCACATGGTCTGCGGCATCTATCAGATGTGCGGCTACATCAATGTGCCTCCGAAGCAATGGCTTCGCGTCGTGCGCGAGCAGATGCGGCTTATCGAACAGATGGCGCGCGAGAGCGGCGTTACAGAAATGCGCGTTGCCGGCCGGAATTGGGCGCGCGTGCTGCCGGATTACGAACCGTTCGATGAACGGCCGAACGGATTGAGAAAGGTGCTCACCTGATGGGCGGAACCACCAACACCACGACCAACACCAGTACGAGCGCGCCGACGAACCCTGATGTTCAGGCGACGGCCTCCAAGCTGGCTCAGAAGCTGTCCGGCCTTGCCGACAGGTCTCCAGCCGCCTACGGGCAAAGCCTCTACCCGGGCGTGTCGGGCGCAACGCGCAACGCATGGGCGCTGGGGACGAACGCGGCCAACAACCTGATCGGCTCTGGCGGGCTCACGTCGGGGCAGCAAGGCGCGGTCAACGGTCTCCAGGGCCTTGTCGGGGCCTATGGGCAGGATTCCCCAGGCTATCAGGCGATGCGGCAGACGGCACTGGACGATGCCATCAAGAACGTCGGTGCTGGCTTTAATGCAGCTGGGCGGTACGGCGGCGGCAGTTACATCAACGATGCCACCAATGCAGCGGTGAACGCCATCGCGCCGCTCGACTACCAGAATTACCAGAACGGCATCGAAAACCAGAAGGGGATTTACTCGGCGCTGTTCAACTACGGGCAGCAGGGCCTTGCGAACCAGCAGAGCGCCCTCGCGTCACTTGGGGCAATCGGTGGAGCACAGGATGCCGATTTGCTGGCGCAGCGGCAGGGCGAGGCAGATTTGTACACCCGCCAGCAGCAGGCGCCGTTGCAGTGGTTGCAGGGGCTCACGTCGGCTGCGGCCGGCAATGCGGCAGGCACGGGCACCACCATGACCAACACGCAGACTTCTCCCGGAACGCCATGGTGGCAAACGGCAGCGTCACTCGGGTTGGGCGCCGCCGGGCTGTTTCTCTAGGAGCTACTGAATGGCTGGTCTCGGTTCCTATTTCGGCTATCCGCAGGTGTCGAATTGGTTCGATCCTCGCCGGGGGCAATTCCTCGCGCTCGCATCGGGCCTCGCGTCATCGCCAGACTTCGGGCAGGCAGTGTCCAATGGCTTCCGTGCTGCCGCTGCGGCAAAGCCGGCTGACGATGCCTATGCCGCGTCGTTGAAGGCCGATCAGGAGCGTCAGGCCCAGATCAACCAAACCAAGCAGTGGATTGCCAAGAACTATCCGCAATATGCCGACCTCCCGGCGAGCGAAGGGTTCCAGCTTGCTTTGCAGGACTTGCGGCAGAACAGTGCGGCCGGCGGCAACCCGCCAAGCTTTAGCCAGACGCCAGTATTCCTCACCGATGGCAAGAACGTGCACGCGGCGCAAATGTCGTCCGGTGGCGGCATCTACGTTGACGGCAAGACGCTCCCCGGCATCCCTGAGGGCTGGAGCGTGGTTGCTCGGCCGGACAACCTGAGCAACGTGAACCTCGGCGGCAGCATGGCGGTCTTTGACCCCAACACCGGCACATACAAGACAGGTCCGGCAATTCAGGGGTCGCCATCGTCCGATATGGACGTGACGGTCAATCCCAATGGCTCCCGCACCATGACGCCGGCAACGGGCAGCGATGCGGCGTTGAAGCGGCGCGGCAACCAGACGGCGGCGCAGACCTCGTTGATGCTGCTTGAACAGAAGCAGGGCCTTGTGTCGCAAAAAATCGACCATGCGCTGCAATTGGCGCAGTCGGCTCCCGCGACCGGCATCTTCAGCCTTGCCAATGCCGTACCGGGCACCCCGCAATACGACCTCAAAACCACGCTCGACACCATCAAGGCCAACGTCGGATTCGACCAGTTGCAGCAGATGCGCGACAGCTCGCCCACCGGCGGCGCGCTTGGACAAGTCTCGGAACAGGAAAACCGGCTGCTTCAGAGCGTGCTGGGCTCTCTCGACCAGGCTCAGAGCCTACAGCAATTTGTGGATAACCTGCAGATGCTCAAACAAATTCTGGCGAACAGCACCGATGCGCGGCGCCGGGCGTTTGCTCAGGACTTCCCGGACAGTGCGGCCTCTGCATCCGGTCCGGGTGCGGGCAAGACTTTGACCTATAATCCGGCCACGGGTGAGCTTGAATAATGCCGATCCTCGTCAACCTGCCCGATGGCTCGCAAGCCTCATTCCCGGACGGTACGCCGCCGGAGACGATGAAGGCCGCGATCCAGAAGCGGTTCCCACCCAATAGCCCGCCCGCCGGTGCTGCCCCAGGCTCGCGCGCATACGCCGATTGGGCAGCAGCACAGGCGCGGGCTGGCAAGACCTTGCCGCAGGTTGGCCCGCAGCCGCCGTCCGCGTCTGATGCCGCGCCGATGAAGCGTAACGCGGATGGCACGATCAACCTCAGTGACGTGTTGGCCCAGCAAACGCATACGGGCGCTTATGCTCCCCCGTCCGCGCCACAACCGGACGTGACGCAGAACCCGCTCAACAGCGCTCTTCCTGGGCCGCTCGGCCAGCTTCACAATACCATCCGTGCGGCAAGCCAAGGTGCCATGGAAGCAGGCACGCTCAACCTCGGGGATGAGCTATATGCTGGTGTGACTGCCCCGTTTGTCGCCGCCTTCGATGCTGCACAGGGGCGAGGCTTTGATGTCGGTGACGCCTTTCAGCGAAGGCTGGCAGAGGGTGAGCAGACAGATGCCAATCTTCGTTCGCTCAATCCTGGGGCATATGATGTGGGGCAGACAGCCGGTGCATTTGGCCTCATGGGGAAGAGCGGCGGCAGAGTGCCGCTGACCGCCGAAATCGGCCCGGCGTTGCGGTACGCTGTGCCCAAGGCGGCGGCTACTGGCGCGGCCTTTGGCGCGGCGGCGGGCATTGGGACTCCCGGATCAATCCAAGACAGGCTGGCCAGCGCAGGCGAAGGCGCGCTTGTTGGTGGCACCATAGGGGCGGTCGGCGGCAAGCTGGCATCCGTCGCGAGTACCAGGGCGCCGACGCCAACCGTAGAACAGCTACTCTCTGGCGCAAAAACCGCCTTTAAAGACGCCGAGAGGACCGGCGTGGTCATCCCAAAGGAGTCGGTCGCTGGTTTCAAGGATGCACTGAAAACCGACCTCATGGACGAGGGTGTCATCACTCCATCGGGCAAGGTTGCCGGCTTCCCAAAGGTCGCTCACGCGCTGGATATGACCAATGACTTTGCCGCAGGCACTAAGAAATTTGTGCCGATGAGCGAGGGCGACAAGCAGTTTGAATGGAGTTGGAGTCGCAGTCCCGACACGGGCATGGCGGCGGTAAAAGTAGGCGGAAACGTCTATACCGCCCTCACGCATCAAGAGGCGATGGCGAAAGCAATAGCTGCTGAGGGCAACGGTGTTAGGGCTTTGGTGAATGCCAACCCCGAGGCTCATCTTGGTTATCAGATCACGCAAGGGATGACAGTTAAGCAGGCCAAGACGCTGCGGAAAGCCATCGCGTCGGCTGCGAAGAGCACCGACCCGGAGGAGCGTTTCCACGGCGTCCGTATGCTCAATCAGTTCGACCAATTCATGGTTGACAATGGCGGTGCTGCGGCAGCGCCGTGGCAGACTGGCCGCGACCTCTACCACATCGGCAAGAAGGGGCAAACAATCGAGGGGTTGATAGACGCTGCTAATCGTCGGTCGCGGAAATCAGTTGCCGTCACCACCGCCGACGCCACGCGCAACCGTTTCGACAATTTCGTCGGGCGCCCAAAGAATCTGCGGGGCTTCAAGCCAGAAGAAGTAGCCGCCCTTGAACGGGTTGGGAACGGCACTCGTGTCGGCAATGTCGCAAAAGCTGTTGGTCAACTGGCGCCGACTACGCTCGGAGGCCTTTCTGTCAAAGGGGGCATACCCTTCGCGGTCGGGAACGCAATTGGTGGCCCGTTCGGCGGCACGGTCGCAGCGGGGACTACCCTGGGCCTCGGATATGTGGGGCGCTTCATTTCCCACCTCAGCACCAAGCAGCAGGCCGAGCTGGCGCGCGTTCTGGTACTGAACGGCGGGAAACTGCCGAAGACGGTCCCGGTGGGGTTGTCTGGGCCTGTTCGCAAGGCGATTGGCAATCTGATTGCGGTCAGCGGTGCCAGATCCCCTGCCGTCGCCTCGACGGTACTTCAAATGCTCAGTGCGCACCCAGAAGTGTCGCAAGCCAATTAACGATGACGGTCAGCTCTCCCTTGAGCAGCCAAAAACCGAATCCAAGGCAAAACAGCACAGCCAGAATTGCCGGCCCATGGGGCGTAAGGACGGGCTGAGGCTCAAGCCTCCCGCGCGCGCGCTTCATCTCGTCAGCGCTAACTTGCCGATATTTGTTCGGGCCAAGATCGATTTCAGGCATCGCCGCAGAACATAGTCACCACCAAGGGCCTCCGCAAGGACGGCCCTTTTTGCATTCCCGAGGCCCCATGGTCGACAAATCCGTCATCGACACCATGATTGCGGAAGCTGGCGGCAGCGAAGCCGGGTTGCGCGCCGTGGCGGCCGTCATCAACAACCGCTCCGGGCAGTGGGGGTTGACCCCGAGCGAGGTTGTCAAGCAGGCGGGCCAGTTCGAGGGGTACAGCAACCCCGGCCACGCCTCAAAAGCCGCCCAGAAAGATGCCTCCGTCCGCGCCAAGGCAGAGCGGGCATGGAATGACATTACCTCGGGCAGGGTGGCGGACCCGACCAACGGCGGGGTGAGCTTCAGGGCGTCCTATGCCAGTTCGGGCATGTCGGCGCCGCACGGAACGGTCACTATCGGCGGCAATACCTTCGCCAAGGGCCAGGGAAGCCCGCAGACGGCCCTTGCGGCCATCAATGCAGTAGCACCGCCCCTGCCACAGCAACGGCCCTCAGCGCTCGCCTATGCGCCTGCGGCGAGCGTTCCCAGCCAGCCGCGTGCGCCCATGCAACTGCCCTCCGATGCAATGTATGGCGTCGGGCGGCTGTCTCCGGGGCAAAAGGCAGTGCTGCCGACCGACTTTGCCACCGACACGGGACCGGCGGCGCCGAGCCTCATGTCATTGCTTGCGCCAAAGGTGGCCGCTACGCCGAGCCCGGCACTCACGTCCCGCTCGGTCCACACCGTTGCCATTGACCCCATGACAGGCAACCCCGTTTCGGCTTCGCAGCCGCAGCAGCGCGACCTGCAAACTGCGATCAATGACTATGCGGCCCGGCTTGGCGCCTCAAGGACCACAGGCGGATTCAAGACGGCCAATCCGCAGGCGGGGAACGTCCCGCTGCCTGCTGGTGTCGTCCCGGCCTCGGCACAGCGTGACATGAATGCTGCCGATGCAATCCTGAAGGCATCGACGCCAACGATCGGCAGCGCCTTCAATGGCGGCTGGGGTTCCTCGGCGTTCCTGCCGACCGTGAAGCCGCCAGTACCGGGGGCATCCGGGACGCTGGTTGCCAACAAGAACCAATCGCGTCTGCCGACCGGGCTCACGGCCGAAATGGGCTACGGCGCGCCTGTCGCTGTGCCGCCGTCGCTCGCAGCCATCAACACCGCCGTGCCGCCATTGCCGCGCGCTCGCCCGTCCGTACCGCTTCCCCCGGCGATGGCATTCATCCCCCCGCCTCTCCCCCGTCCGCGCCCAGACATCTCTCCACCGCCGCAGCAGCAGCACAACCTGCTTGGGTTGCTCGGGATGCTGTTCGGTGGCGCCTCGCAACCCGCGCGCTCGACACCAATCCAGCAGGCGCCTGTCGCGCCTCCGCCTGTTCCTGCACCGGCGAGCCAGCCGGGCTTCAACGGCAGCAACAACGTCTATTCCGGCGAACTGGCCGGGGCCAACCAGGGCTTCGGCGGCGTCAACGCCCTCATGCCGGACTCAATGAACACGTCCCGCTGGTTGACTGGCTACTAAGAGGATCACCCTTCCATGGCGAGCAACATCTACGACCTCAGCGTCACGGCGTCGAGCAACGTCACAATCGACGGAACGGATGTGTCCGGCACGACAGGAAAAGTGAAGGATGGGGACAACGTTATGCGCTCCCTCGGGGCGTTCATGGCGCAAAAGCTCCAGGACGACGGCGGTGTGAAAACCACGTCCGGCTCTGCCAATGCGCAGACGGTCACACTGGCGTCCGGCTTTACCGCTCTGGCCGCTGGCATGACCTTCACCGTCAAGCTCGGCTATACCAATACCTCCACCACTGTAACGCTGAACGTCAATTCCATCGGCGCGAAGTCGGTGAAGGTCAATTTCGGCGGTGTGCTGTCCGATCCTATCCCCGGCGATATGCGGGCAGGGGCCTACGGGCATTTCATCTATGACGGCACCTATATGGTGCTGCTCAATGCGCAGCAGCAGGCACGTTACGCCCCCGGCACTCTCTACGGCCTCACTCTCAGCAACAACTCCTCGGATGCAACAAACGACATAGACATTGCGGTTGGGTCTGCCCGTTCATCCGACGATAGCGCCAATATGGACTTGCTGTCGGCGCTGACGAAACGGCTTGATGCGAGCTGGGCCGTGGGCAGCGGAAACGGCGGGCTCGACACCGGCTCGGTCGGCAATAACACTTATTACATCTGGCTCATCAAGCGAAGCGACACTGGTGTAGTTGATGCGCTGTTCTCGACATCGGCCACCGCTCCGACGATGCCGTCGAATTATGACCTGAAAGCGCTCATCGGCTACTTCGTGCGCGCGAGCAGCACGAATGGCAAGCCTGTGTGGTTCGGCCCTTGGGCTGGAGGCACGGGCAGGCAGGGGCTCGGCCTAGCGGGATATGTAAAACTCGGTACAGGGCTGATTATCCAGTGGGGCCGTATTACCTCGGGGGCATCTGTGACGTTTCCTGTCGCGTTCCCAACGCTAGCGTTCATCTGCTTGAGCACGGTGGACTACAATGTCGCTACAAACATCTACACGGCGACAACCTACAGTCTCAGTGTGACTGGGGTCAATTTTGCGAAAGGTAACGTTCAGAACGGGGGCGCTGTCGCGGGCACGACAGATGCGTTTGGCATCACATGGCTGGCGATTGGCTGGTAAGCAGGAGGGGCGCTATGAAATACGGCGACTTTGACAAAGATGGAATGCCGGTTGGGTTCTATGATACGGACATCAATGCGGTGATCCCCGACACAGCGGTAGAGATTTTGCAGTCTGAGTGGCTCGAGTTTATCAACAACCAAGGCACTCGGCGCTGGAGCAATGGTGCCATTGTTGAATACACTCCACCACCGCCACCGCCAGCCCCGCCGCCAGAACTCGCCCCCTACCAGTTCCGCGCCATGCTGGCCCTAAGCGGCAAGCAAGCCGCGCTCGACGCTTACATTGCCGCGTTGCCCGACCCGCAAAAGACCATCGCACAGGCCAAGCTCGACTACAGCCTGACCTTCCGGCGCGACAATGATCTGGTACTGGCGGCACAGCAGGCGCTCGGGCTCACCGATGCACAGCTTGATGCGCTATGGACCTCGGCGGCGCAAATCACGTGAGGAGAACGGCGTTCGTTCTTGTTGCGTTCTCCAACGCATTTCGATAGAACAAGCGGACGCAGGAAGTGGTGGAACACGACCTGCGTCCTAACCAACCCGAACGTAGGAGGTTCGAATGGCTGAGACACACGCTATATGTTCAGTCGACGGTTGCGGCAAGAAGGTTGTCGCGCGCAAGCTTTGCAACAAGCACTACGCAAGGTGGAAGCGGAACGGCAGTACGGAGGCCGGCCATACGGAGCGAGGCGAGACCCTTCGTTGGCTTAAGGATCACGTAGATTTTTCTGGCGACGGATGCCTGATTTGGCCTTACGCCAGAATGAGAGGCGGATATGGCCATCTTGTAGTGGGGAAGAAGTTTCACCCTGCTCACCGGCTAATGTGTGAGCTCGTCCGCGGCCCTGCGCCTAGCCCGGCGCACCAAGCGGCCCATACTTGCGGTAAAGGTCACCTAGGCTGCGTCAATCCAAAGCACCTGCGGTGGGCGACGCCGGTGGAAAATGCTCACGACAGGATCGAGCACGGAACGGCAGCCGCCACGCGTGGTGAAAACCACTCTCAGACATTCTTGAAGGAAACCCAGGTCCGCCAAATGCGCATGATGGTGGCCAGCGGCATTCCCCAGAAAGACATCGCCATCCTCTTGAATATATCGCGGCAGCGCGTGAACGAAATCGTGAAGCGCAAGGCATGGAAATATGCGGAATGAGCAGTGGCTTTTGCTCGCTTTGGTTCGACGGAATTGGCCCGTTCCAGTGGGGCGAGTGTTGCCGGGGACATGACCAACTCTACGCCTCCGGTGCCGTGCCCAAGGCCGCTGCCGACTATCTGCTTGAGGCCTGCGTCAATCATGTGCTGCCCGGCATGGGCAACCTGATGTTCATCGGCGTGACCATTGGCGGCTGGCTGTTCTGGTGGGCAGCACGCCGCAAGCGCTCCTAACCCTTCCTCTATATCGGAGATAGTCAATGACCCGCACGATCAGTGCCGAGGGCGAGGACGCCATTGTCCAATGGGAGGGCGAAGTCCTTCACCCGTACGACGACTTCGACCCCGCCCATCGCATCATCAAGCCCGGCGACAGGGTACGTGGCACGCTAACGGCCGGCGTCGGCCATACCGGGCCTGATGTGCACCCCGGCATGACCGTGACCAAGGAGATGTCGCGGGCGTGGCTGCGCGCCGATCTGGCGGCCTCCTGCGCCGTTGTCGAGCAGGCGGTGAAGGTGCCCCTCAACGACAACCAGTTCGCCGCGCTGGTGAGCTTCTGCTTCAACGTCGGCGCCGACAATTTCCGCAAGTCCACCCTGCTCAAGAAGCTGAACGCTGGCGATTACGCTGCCGTACCCGGCGAGCTGGCCAAGTGGGTAAAGTCGAAGGGCAAGACCATGCCCGGCCTCGTCAACCGCCGCGCGCAGGAAGCGGCGCTGTTCGGCAAGGGCAGCTTCGTCACCTCGGCCGATGTCGTCGCTCAGCCCGCCGCACCGCCGGTCGTCGACAAGGAAACGGTCGCATGGGGCGCCGGCATCGTCGCCATGCTCGGCACGGTGTTCTCCGGCACCGGCCCGGTGCAATGGGCGCTCGCCGGGGTGATCGCCATTTCCTTCGGGATCGGTGTCGTCCTGTTCATCCGCAAGAGGTTCTTCGCAAAATGACCGACTGGATTTGGCAGCATGTTCTTGGCCCTGCAATTGGTGGCGTGTTCGGGGTGATCCCGTTCTGGGTGTGGATCATCCTCGCCGCATTGGCGCTCGGTTGGGCGTGGCGCACGTTTGGCTGGCAGGGATTGGTCGCCGTCGGGCTCGCTGTCATCACGCTTGGCGCTTACCGCAAGGGCTGGAAAGACCGTGACAGCCTCTCGGCAGAGCATGTGGACGGCCCTGATGCAGAGCCGCCCGTGAGCATCAACAAGCCGAAGAAGAAGCAGCGCATTCCCGGCTTCGATCCCGATACAGGGACGTGGAAATGACCCTGCTGCACCTGTTCATCCTCGCCGCCATCCTCATGGTTATAGCCGTGCTGGTTATCCCTTGGGGATGGTAGCTGGCGGGGAAGGGCTACGAGTTGACCACCGCGATCCCTAGCCCATCTGTCTCGACTCGGGCTTAGCGCTAGGCGCCGCCAGCGACCCGAATATAGTTCCACACGAGTCCGGGAGCAAGCCATGACCGATAACATCATAGAGCTTGCCGACCATCTTCCCCCGTCAAATCCCGAGATAGTCGAGAGCCTGAAAGTGCTGACCTCGGAAGCGCAGAACGGCCGCGTGTCGAGCATCATCGCCTTATGGGTGGATAACCAAGGCGACGTGCATGCGGCCTACCATATCGAAACGCCCGTGGCGTCACTGGCGCTCGGCGTGCTGGTCGATTTGGAACAGATAGACCAGTTCATTTCATAGCGTCAAACGAGCGGGCCGAAGGATGGGGTGCAACCGTTCTCCGGCCCTAGTCCAACTCCCACGATGGAGCCGAACCTAGAATGCAATATGACGCTAACAAGTTGCCGGGGTCCTACTAAGT